TATAACCGTGGTATTATCCGTAACTGTATCAAGTTGGCATTTAATCCAGGCAAGCCATACCGTGACGGATTGGTAACATATCAAGTAAATCCTGTTGTAACTCAAGCAGGTTCAGGAACAGTGCTTCTTGGCGACAAGACTGCTCTTCTCAAGCCAAGTGCATTCGACCGTCTTAGTATTCGTCGTCTGTTCGTTGCATTGGAAAAGGCTGTAGCCACTGCTGCAAAGTTCCAACTCTTTGAATTCAACGATGAGTTCTCCCGAGCAAACTTTCTTGGACTCATCGAACCATTCCTTCGTGAAGTTCAAGGAAGCAAGGGAATCTCTGAGTACAAAATCATCTGTGATGAGACTAATAACGGCCCTGAAGTCGTCGCCAAGAATCAGTTTAATGCTGACATCTTCGTGAAGGCAAATCAGACCGTGAACTATGTCCAACTCAACTTTATTGCATCAAACAGTCAAGCCAACTTCTCTGAAGTCGGCGCAGTAGTCTCAATCTAATCTCACCGAGGAATCTAAAAGAGGAGTAAAATCACATGGCAGAATCACTCACAAATTTCATCTCAGGATTTAAGAATCCTGCAAAAACAAATATGTACAAACTCGTCTTCCGAGGCGAGAACGGTGCAGTAGTCCCAAGCGGATTGGATATTCGTGCAAAAGGTGCACAATTGCCAACAGCCGAGATGGGTATCATGGAAATTCCATACAAGGGTCGTAAGGTAAAGATTCCGGCAGAGCGTTCATTCACTGAATGGACAGTAACTGTGATGGAAACTAATGATATGAATGTCCGCCGCTCATTCGAGAAGTGGATGTCCGTAATGGATGCAGAAGACGAAATCAAGCGTAACACGGCAGCACTTTCTACGATTGATGTTATTCTTCTCAAGGGAGACAATTCAACCCCATCCATCACCTATACTCTGTACGGGGCATTTCCAAGCAGTTTGGCATCGGTTGATCTCTCGTTCGACGAGCAGACAGCCCCATTAGAGTATTCAGTAACATTCCAATATTCATACCACAAGGTGGTATAATACTCGGAAGCCAAGTAAAAAGAAACATAAATACTGGTGCTAATCACACCAGTATTTGTGTATTTATAGATACAGACAAAAAGGAGATAAAATGGCTATCAAGAACGCAAAAAGTATTTCAGAGGTTGCATCAACCGTTAAGAAAGGAATGGCTTATACCAATCTTTTCAAGATAACAATGCCTTCAGTTGGATCGGGTGATCTTTCTACATTACTTGAATTTCGAGCAAAAGGATCACAGGTTCCATCATCCGAATTAGGTGTAATGGAAGTTCCCTACCGTGGTAGAAAACTAAAGGTTCCTTCTCAAAGATCATTCAGCGAGTGGACAGTTACTGTGATGGAAACTGCGGGCATGGAAATGCGAGCAACCTTTGAGAAATGGATGAATTTTCTTGATGGTTCTTCTACAGGTATTCGTGATCCTTCCAAATTGACCGATATAACAGTTGCTGTTCAAAAGGGCGATCAGAGCGATGCAATCGCATTCACACTCTATGGTGCATTTCCATCGGCTGTTGGACAGATTGACCTTTCCTTTGATGAGCAAACTGCACCAATGGAATACCAAGTAACATTCCAATATTCTTATCATGAAATGACGACAGGAAAAGCAGGAACAGCAAGTAGCAAGTAGCACTCCACAGACGGGATCGACTCGGATAACATGATAATTTATAGGAAGTTTATATGAAGCATAGATATGTGAATAGGAGACTATGAATGCCAATAAATATCTTTGGATTTGAACTCGGACGGCGACGAACAGCAAAAACTATTCCTCAACTAAGCAGCGCAGATCAACCTGTAAAATCTTTTATCCCCCCGGACTTTGAAGACGGGGCTTCTGTTGTTGACTTTGTGGGAGGATATGGGTTTGGCGTTCAAATGCTAAACTACGATCTTGTCTATAGAAGTGATGGCGAACAAATTATCAAATATCGTCAAATGCACGATCATGCTGAAATTCAAACAGCAGTTGATGATATAGTAACACAGGCTATTGTTCTGAATGAAAAAACAAATACATTAAATCTAAATTTAGATAAATCATCCATTCCTGTTGCAACCAAGAAAAAGATAAACGCAGAATTTGAAGAAATCCTGCGTTTAATGCAGTTTAACACCCGTGGTGCTGAACTATTCCGCAAGTGGTATATTGATGGTCGCCTCTATATTCAGATTCTCATGGATGAAAAGAAGCAAAGAAAAGGAATTGCAGAACTGCGTGTTATTGACCCTATCAAGATACAAAAGGTTAGAAATATTGAAAGAGAGGTCGGAGACAATGGGGTAAAATTCATCAAGCGCATACAGGAATACTATCTCTATAGTGCAGACGATTTTGTTGGAAATGGTCGTGATACAATCAACTATCGCTACAGCAGTGAAGGCATCATTCTACCAAACGATTCAGTTGCCTATGCTAATTCTGGATTTATTGATCCTGGAACAAAGCGTGTAATGGGACATCTACACAAGGCAATCAAGCCCCTTAATCAGTTGAGAATGCTTGAAGACTCAATAGTCATCTACCGCATTTCCCGTGCCCCAGAACGCCGTATTTTCTACATTGATGTTGGTTCTCTACCAAAGAACAAGTCCGAGCAGTATCTGCGTGATATCATGAACCGATATCGCAACAAGTTGGTATACGATACCACTACAGGAGAAATGCGTGATGAAAAGCGACATTTATCCATGCTTGAGGACTTTTGGATGCCCCGCCGTGAAGGTGGAAAGGGAACAGAGGTACAAACCCTTCCTGGAGGGCAGAATCTTGGAGAGTTGCAGGATGTGGATTACTTTCTAAGAAAACTCTATATCTCGCTTCATGTTCCTCCGTCCCGTTTCAAGGATGATGCAGGGTTTAACATGGGCAAGGCTGCGGAAATTACCCGTGACGAGGTTCGTTTCACCAAGTTTGTCAACCGTCTTCAAAGCAAATTCTCTGAGATTTTCATGCAGTTGCTGCGGGTTCAACTTATTGCAAAGAATATTCTAACCGAAGACGAGTGGAAGGAGTATTCCTATGACTTCTTGTTTGATTTTGCGAAAGACTCATACTTCTCAGAATTAAAGGAAAACGAGATGACTATGACCCGTCTGCTCACACTGCGTGAAGTGGACCCATATATGGGCAAGTTCTTCTCCAAGGATTGGGTGAATAAGAACATACTGCAAATGACGGATGATTCTATAAAGAAAATGAAGTCTGAAATGGAAGCAGATGCAGCAGAAGCGGCTGCACAGCAACCAGCAATGGGAATGGAAGGCGAAATGCCTGGGGATCAGTCTATGGTTCCACAGGGGGCATTTGGTGCTCCCGTGGGACAGTCTGAAATGGAACCACAGGATGTAGGAATGGATGACATTGAATCCGAATTAGGATTAGAGGATATTCCGGAGATTGAAGGTATTTTTGCAGACGAAGAAAGTGGTACTGGCGGAACAGGTGGAGTTGTAAAAGACAGCGTTGACCATATGATTTCTTCGTTTGACGACTTTTATCATCCTGTTGAGGGCAGAAGTGTTCCACAGATAATATTAGAAAATAAAAATAATCCGTTTATAACCCTATCAAAAAGCAATATCTCTCCTTTTGGTAAAAAGATACTAAAAAACACACTTAATAGAGTTAACTAAAAACAAGATTTTATACATAAATAAAGCATTTGGAGAATATTATGAATACAGAGATTATCAATTTTTTACGCAATGTATCCGATGAAAACATTATTGCTGCGAAGGAAAACATCAATACTGCTCTTGCCCACAAAATGAGCGAGGCTATTGGTAAGCGGGAAACCGAAATCAAGGACTCGCTTTATAACGGCGAAAACAAGGAAGAATAATGTATCTGATAACAGAAACAACCCATAGAGATATACGCTTTCTCACCGAGGCAACCGAAAAGGGTGAAAAACAGTATTTTATTGAAGGCGTATTCATGCAGTCCGATGTAAAAAATCGTAATGGGCGTGTATATCCTCAATCTATTCTTACAAAAGAAATAGAACGATACAATGAAGAATTTGTTCAACAAAATCGTGCAATGGGTGAATTGGGTCATCCCGAAGGCCCTACCGTAAATCTTGAGCGGGTTTCCCATATTATTAAAGACCTTCGTGTTGAAGGCAAAAATGTATACGGGAAAGCCAAGATTCTTGAAACCCCTATGGGAAAGATAGCAAAAAATCTTTTGAATGAAGGCTGTAAGTTTGGTGTTTCCTCCCGAGGCATGGGTTCACTCCAAGAAAAGAATGGCGTGAACTATGTGCAGGATGATTTTATGCTTGCCACCGTTGATATTGTTGCAGATCCTTCTGCTCCTAATGCATTTGTTAATGGCATTATGGAAGGAAAAGAGTGGATTTGGGAGGGCGGCGTGATTAAAGAACGCCAAATAGAAAAATACAAGAAATTAATCAAAGAATCTACACGGCGCAATTTAGAAGAAAATGCTGTAAGGGTATTCCAAGATTTTTTATCAAAACTGTGATTTCATATATACAAAAGCATTAACCCTTAGAATAAATGGAGTATAACTCAATGGCAAATAAAGTAAAAGTTAAAACAGAAGAAGTGTTGACTAAAGGCAATATTGCCCCAGAGACAACTCCTGTAACTGAAGCAAAAACAATGAAGTCTCTTTCCAAGACTGGTCGTGCACAAGTACAAGACGAGTACGATATTGAAAAGGAAGAAAAGGGCTGCTCAATGGAAGAAGCCGCCGAGGAAGATATGGAAGATTCCGAGGAAGAAGGCTCTGCTGCCGATGATGCAGAAGATGCTGCCGAGGACGAAACAGACACCGAAGAAGACGAAGAAGACGAAGAAGACGATATGAAGGAATCATTCAATGAAATCTTCAGCGGTCAAGAACTCACCGAAGAGTTTAAACTCAAGATGAGCACACTTTTTGAGGCTGCTGTTAACACCCGTGTAAAAATTGTTGAAAACAAGTTGGCAAACAAGTTCACCGAACTTTTGGAATCAGAAGTAGAAGAAATAGCCAATGATCTCACCGAAAAGGTCGATTCCTACTTGAACTATGTTGTAACCGAGTGGATGGAAGAAAACAAACTCGCCGTTGAGCGTGGCATTCGTACAGATGTTGCCGAATCCTTTATTACTGGCTTGAAAGATCTTTTCAACGAACACAATATTGCTGTTCCTGAAGGTCAGACCGATCTCTTGGACGAAACAGCCAACAATCTTCAAAAGGTAACCGAGCAACTCAATTCTCAGATGAAAAAGACTGTTGATCTTACCGAAGAACTCAAGAAGTACCAAAGAGCCGAACTTTTTGCCGAGACAACCGATGGCTTGTCTTCTGCTCAGGTTGAAAAACTCCGTGGATTGGCAGAAGGCATGAAGTTTTCCGATAACGGAGAGTTCAAGGCTAAACTGAATATCCTCAAGGAAAATTTTACCAAGAATATAAACAAGCCAACAGTTTCTTCTATTCAAGTAGAAGAGATTGAAGAACCACAAACCCTTAACGAATCCACCACACCCGAAGTGTCTGCCTATCTAAAGGCTATGACTCGTAAGACGGTATAACACAAATCAAATAAAAACTACATAACCAAGTAGAATCTACAATCTTCAAAGGAGAGAGAAAAAATGGACACGACAGCATACCTAACAGAACAAGCACTAAAGAAGTGGAAGCCTATTCTTGAGCATCCCGAACTTGGTGCAATCAAAGACCCATATCGTAAATCAGTTACTGCCCTTTTGCTTGAGAATCAGCAAAATGCAATAAATGAAGCCGCACCAGTGAATTCATTGGGTGGTGGTTTGGCAAATCTTGCACAGACCGGAAACTCGTCACTACAGTCATTTGATCCCGTGATGATCTCATTGGTTCGGCGTGCAATGCCGAATCTGATTGCATATGACATCTGTGGTGTTCAACCAATGACAGCACCAACAGGCTTGATCTTCTGCATGAAGTCACGCTATGCGGCAAACGGCAATGGTGCAGTTGACAAGACACAAACAGAAGCCCTTGGATTGAATGCGGCTCAAACCTTCTACAGCGGTTCATCTGCTGGTAATACAAGCGGTTTCCCTTCACACACTGGTCTGTATGTTGGTACAACCCAAGCCACTGCTGAAGTTGCACTTGCAACTCTTATTGGTTCGTCTACTGGTCAATCCGGCGCACAAGCATACTCTGGTGTTGGATCAGCCACTTCGAATTTGGAAAACAATGGCTTCAACGAAATGGGCTTCTCAATTGAGCGCACATCTGTTGTTGCCCGTTCCCGTGCATTGCAAGCATCATACTCTGCTGAAATTGCACAAGACCTTAAGGCTGTTCACGGTCTTGATGTTGAAACAGAGTTGGCAAACATTCTCACGAATGAAGTTCTTGCAGAAATCAACCGTGAAGTTGTTCGTACAGTGTACCAAATTGCAACTCTTGGTTGCAAACAGTCTCCATTGGATGCTGGTGTATTCAATGTTCAGAGTAACTCGGATGGTCGTTGGTCGGCAGAACGCTTCCGTGGACTTATGTTCCAACTTGAGCGTGAAGCAAACACGATTGCCAAGGAAACCCGCCGTGGCAAGGGTAATATCATCATCTGCTCGTCGGATGTTGCATCTGCTCTTTCTATGACAGGATTGCTTGAATCCAATCAGGCTGGTGCATTCGGCAAGGATGTAGACGATACAGGAACCACATTCGTTGGAACCATTGGTCGCTTCAAGGTCTTTATTGATCCATATGTACCAGCAGGAACAGATTTTGCTGTTGTTGGTTATAAGGGAACATCCCAATACGACGCTGGCTTCTTCTACTGCCCATATGTTCCGCTACAGATGGTTCGTGCAATTGACCCAACAACCTTCCAACCAAAGATTGGTTTCAAGACTCGTTACGGCATTGCAGCAAATCCATTTGCCACGACAAGTACTTCGGTTCTTGACTACAACCTTGGTGTAGGCTTGCGTACAAATTCGTACTACCGTATCTTCTCAATCACTAATCTTCACGGTGTAACAGCCTCCTGATAGTATAAAAGATAGATTCTAAGGTTATGCTGAACAGGAGGGGAGAAATCCCCTCCTGTTTCTTTTATACATAGTATTGGAGATCAAATATGAGTGAAAGCCTTGACGAAACATTCCATACACTCCAACCTATCGAAAGATCACAGGTAGCATATAACTACTTGTCTCCTACGGCTTTTCGTGTCATTGTACCCAAAATGCCGAGATTTACTTATTTTATACAATCCGTCAGCATTCCTACTATTGTAGTGGGAATGATGGAGATTCCGGCATTCAAGGGGCTTCCAAAGCAACAGGCTCCATCCATTCTTGATCTCTCGGATGACCTTATCATTAATTTTACAATTGATGAAAATATGCAGAATTGGCAAGAGGTGTACGATTGGATGACCGATATAGTTCCTACAGATGAAAACTCTGCATCATCAAACATCAGTATTGACAAGTATTCGCCCATCATTGTTCTCATTTATAACAATGCCAAGAAACTAAAGAAGAAGATAACTTTCAATAACTGTTTCCCAATAAGTCTTGCTGGTTTTGAGTTTAATTCTGCATCTACAGAAATTGATCCAATAACAATAACAGCAAACTTTGAGTTTTCTGAATTCACCGTCGAAACTTTTTGACTTCTCTTCTAACAATGTTATACTTATACCATGACCTTTGAAGACCTACAACAAGAAATCGAAAAAGACCTTGCCTTTGATGAAACGCAGTTGGATACAGAATCCCTGCGTATTCCTCAACTTCACAACAAGTATCTAAAGCACCTGTACTCTGAAAGATTGGTGCTAAAGAAACTTCGTAATGATACAGGTGAACTTACCCGTCTAAAGTACGAGTATTATACTGGTAAAATTGACGAAACCACCCTAAAGGAAAAGGGTTGGGAGCCATTTTTGCTTCGTATCCTCAAGAACGATATTGAAATGTATCTTGATGGAGACAAGGATATCCTCAAAATTCGTGGTCGTATCCAACTTCAAGAAGAACGGGTAGAGTACATTGAATCCGTAGTCAAGGGCATTGCCAATCGTGGATGGGTTATTCGCAATGCCATTGATTGGAAAAAGTTCTTGGGTGGTGTATGACATCATACCCTTGGGAAGCCGCTGATATTATAGACGATATTCATCCTATAAATAAGGATGAAATGAATGATATCACCGTGACCCAATCTGATGCTGTTTACCTCAAAGTGGAATGTGAGCGTGGTGTGGCACAGGAACTCTCCGATTTCTTTACATTCAAAGTTCCTGGATATCAGTTCATGCCCGCATACCGCAACAAGATGTGGGATGGAAATATCCGACTGTTTAATACCTACGACAAGAAAATATATGCAGGACTTGCGGATTACCTTGGCAAATTTGCACAGGATCGTGGATATCCTTTCAACTATTGGAAGCAAAGCACATATCCTCCGTTTCCAATGAATCGGGATGAACTAAAAGAATACCTTTCCTCGCTGCAACTAACGGCAGCAGGAAAAGCGATTACTCCGCACGATCATCAAGTTGATGGAATAATGACGGCTCTAAACGATCAACGGTGTTTGTTGCTGTCTCCAACGGCAAGTGGTAAATCACTCATAATATACGCTACCATTCGCTACCTATTGGATCAGGTTGAAAGAAATCCCAAAAAGAAGATCCTTTTGGTTGTTCCAACAGTTGGTCTTGTGAACCAAATGTATGCAGACTTTCTTGACTATTCGCAAAACAATGGTTGGGATGTAAAACACCTGTGTCAAAAGATTTTCTCTGGTCAAGAGAAAACATCAAAAGCCCGTGTGGTTATTTCTACTTGGCAATCTATTTTCCGCTTGAAGGGTGAATACTATGAGGATTTCTTTGCAGTCTTTGGAGACGAATGCCATCTGTTCAAGGCAAAAAGCCTTTCGTCCATCATGGAAAAGGCAAAGTCTGCATACTACCGCATCGGAACAACAGGAACCCTTGATGGCACACAAACACATAAGTTGGTGATTGAAGGATTGTTTGGCAAGGTAGTAAAAGTAACAAGCACCAAGGATTTGATGGACAAGAATCTGCTGTCTGATCTCTCTATTGAATGCATTACTCTGAAGTATCCAGAAGATCAACGGCGTGAAGTAAAGGGCATGAAATATGCAGACGAGATCAAGTGGCTAACAGAGAATACCAAACGCAATTCATTCATCTCTGAAATGGCGGTGAATCTAAAGGGAAACACCCTTGTCTTGTTTCAATTTGTAGAACACGGAAAGATGCTGCATAAGCAGATACAGAAACTTTCCGATGGCAAGCACCAAGTCTTCTTGGTGTACGGTGCAACCGAAGCAGATGCACGGGAAGAAGTGCGCTTGCTTGCAGAGGCTAATGAGAATGCAATCATTGTTGCGTCTTATGGAACATTCTCCACAGGAATTTCTATTCGGCGTTTACACAATATCATCTTTGCATCTCCATCAAAATCCCGTATTCGTGTGCTGCAATCCATTGGACGACAACTTCGTAAATCTGAACACAAAACTTGTGCAAGGCTGTTTGATATTGGTGATGACCTGAGCATTAAGGCACACCGCAACCATACGCTCAAGCACTTAACCGAACGGGTAAACCTATACATACAAGAGAAGTTCGACTATCATTTGGTACGATTGGACCTATAAGGAGATTATTATGTCACAAGATCAATCACAATATGTACTCCTAAAACTTAAAAATGGTGATGAAATCATTGCAAAGAAGAGTGGTGTAAAAAAGGGAGCATTGCTTCTTAGTCGCCCTCTTCAAATAAACAGATCAACCTTTCTTGACCCTATTACAGGTAGCATAAAGAAGAATATCTGTATATTTCGTGATTGGCTTGAATTTGCAACAGACATTGAATGTGAGATTGCAGTAGAGTCTATTATTTTGAATGTTATTCCTACGCCAGAAATGGTGGAAAGATATCTAATAGAATTAGATAAATTAGATAATCCCAATAAATACACCGAACCTAAAACGAAAATTCAAAAACAATCAAAGGCAGAAACAGAAGATTTACTTGATCAGTATTTCAAGGCTTTCATGCCGCCTCAAGCCTTTAACCCTGCACAGAATACAAACAATCAACGACCCGTTGAGCCACCTCCCCAACCTCCTCTGTCATCATCAATGGTAACGGCTACATTCTCTATACCTCCAGATGTATTCTTGAATATTGTATTGAATATGCCTATGTTTGATGGATGGGGTGGTAGTGGGGATGAAAGTTCTGATGATGGTGAAGATGACACGGATTCAGAGGGAGACAAACCCCCTCCACCCCCACCAAAGAATAAGGCTTCTAATAAGAAGAAGAAGCCAAAGCAGGACGATGATACACCACCTTCTGGTGAATGGCACGGTCGCTTCGGCTTCCCTAAGTGATCTCTACTGGTCCTTATAGGATTCTTCATTGAATCCAGACACACTACTTATGCAAGCAGTATGACCAGTACCGAAAAGTAAGTTCACAGTTAGAATAAAATAGTGAACAATCCTCTTGACTTTTGCGGAAAACTGTGCATAATCTCTCTATCAAGGAGACACATATTGAGCAACAAAAGAGAAAAAAGAGAACATTATATAGATAATCCAAAGTTCTTTCAAGTAATGCAAGAATGGAAGAATGCTATTCGGGAAGCAGAAAATACTGATGATCCAAAGCCAAGAATTCCTGCTTACATTGGAGAATGCTTTCTGAAGATTGCGGAACAACTTTCAACCAAGCCAAACTTTGCACACTATGCATATCGTGAAGAAATGATATGCGATGCTGTGGAGAACTGTGTGGTGTATGCCGCAAACTTTGATCCTGATAAGAGTTCAAATCCATTCTCTTATTTTACACAAATCACATATTATGCATTTCTTCGCCGCATTCAGCGTGAAAAGAAACAAGCATTCATCAAATACAAGTTGGTGCGTGATCGTGTGGGAGATGGAAATATGGGAAAGTTTGTGTTTAGAATGAGGGGTATGGAAGACCAAGATTCCACGATGGAGTACCGTGATCCCGCAGCAAAAACATTTGATCTTACTGAAAACGATATTGACAACTTTACAAAAGATCTAAACAAAGAAGATAAGCGTGGCAAAGGAAAGACTGCAAAGAAGAGAAAACCAAAGGGTTTTGAAAATCTTTTAGAGGATACCGATATTTGAAGGAGCAAGCACAATGCGTTTGGCGATAATAAATGATTCCCACTTTGGAATCCGCAATGATTCTCCGCTATTTTTGGAATACTCTCTAAAGTTCTTTGAGTCGATCTTTTTTCCTTATTTGGAAGCCAACGGAATCAACACGGTTATCCACATGGGTGACCTGTTGGATCGACGCAAGTATATAAACTTTAATACACTTACACAGGTCAAGAAGCGGTTCTTTCAGCCCCTGCTTGACCGTGGCATAAAGATGCACTGTATTCCAGGAAACCATGACACCTATTGGAAGAATACCAATGATCTAAACTCGCTTCGGGAACTATTCCACGATGAGATCCACCTTTACGAGAAGCCTACAACCGTTGATTTTGACGGTTGTTCTGTGCTTTTCCTTCCTTGGATCAACAAGGAGAACAGCCAAGAGTGTGAGAATGCCTTGGAATCAAGCACAGCCCCTGTGCTTGTGGGACACCTTGAGTTGGACGGTTATGAGGTTATGAGAGGCATTAATCATAACGGTGGAATGGGTGATAATATTTTAGATAAGTTTGATTTGGTTATGTCGGGGCATTTTCATTGCAAGCAGAACCGTGGTCATATTTGGTATTTGGGTACACAGTATGACCTTACCTTTTCGGATGTCGCCGAGCGTAAGGGATTTCATATCTTTGATACAGATAATCTTAATCTTACATTTATTGAGAATCCGTACAAGATGTACCATAAACTCTACTACAACGACACAACCGCAGACTATTCACAATTTGTTTGTGAGAAATACAAGGATTGCTACCTACGAATCGTTGTAACCCGCAAAGCCGACGAGATTGCCTTTACAAGCCTCTGTGAGAGCCTTGTGGCAGCAGGGGTAGCCAATCTGTCCATCGTGGAAGAACTGTCAGAGGAAGCCTCTCTGCCCCATCAGATCGACTTAAGCAAGGGAACCATAGAACTCATTAATGATGCAATTGATGAAATGGAAATAGCAGTAAACAAGGAAAAACTAAAAACAACCATTCGTGAACTATATGTTGATAGCCTTAGTCAGTAAAATTAATACATATAAGTAGTTTTAATGGCTCGGAGAACGCATGGATAAAATCGAAATATCAGAAGAAATACAGAGTATTCTTGCCTTTATTCGGCAGGGTATACTGTTGGAAGCCGAGCAGATTCCTGCTCCCGAGACAGATCCTGAATACTCTATAAAGAACTATCCACGGCTTTTGCAATTGGCAAAAGCAGGATTGGTTCCTGATGATATGGTTTCGAAAATGGCTAATGTTCTCAAGGATCCCAAGCGATTTGGTGTTTCCCCACCAATGAGAGATAAACTGTATGATCTTATGATTAAAACTCTGAACTATATTGTGGTTTCCGATCCTGCATCTTTTGCTCGATTTAGACTCTTTTTGATGAAAAATGAAGAAAACACACCAAGTCGTATTCGAGAAGAGTTTGAGAAAATGCTTGAGAAAACAACAAGACAATTTATTACAAAGAAAACAGACCTTAAGGAGAATAAGATGGATAAGATTGACGAGTACAAGAACCTAAATGAACAAGTTCGTAAGATGCTTCGTGATGCCGAAGGTGTTGACCCGCTTTCGATACAGGAAAATATTCGGTATACCGCCACGCAGATATGCGAGACTCTGCAAGATCCTAATCGTGTGACTGCCCTTATGCGGTCTGGTTTGGTGGATAGTGGAAGTATTTCCCGTGTTCGCAATGCCCTCAAAAATCCTGATAAGGCAATGAATAATCCTGCTGTTCGTTCTGATCTTATCAATATGCTTTCGTCGCTTATCAATATTGTGACAAGCAATCCTTCGGCTTATGCCAGCGTGAAAAAGGGTGCAAAGGCTTCTAGTGAAGTTGTGGAAGAAGAACTTGTTGGTGGACAGAAGAAAATTGATGTCAATAAGAACAATAAGATTGATGCCGAAGACCTCAGAGTGCTTCGCTCCCGAAAGAAGACAAAAGTTGATGAAGAAACACTCAGCGAGGGTGGAATCTCGGGAGCATATGACGATTGGCTTGAGGCTCTCCCAAAGAGTGCCGTTGCAGAGATCAAGGCAAAGTATGGCAAGAAATTAAAGGCAGCAGACATGGGTGGTGGCATTATGATTGGTGACAAGGATCGTCAGGGAATCCGTCAGATTCTTGTGAACAACAAGGTTAAGCCTTTGCTTGGCGACAAGACCCATGCAGAAGGAACATCCGCAGTCATCATGTCGTTCCATACATTCCACGGTGATTTAGAATAAGGATCTCACAAGGAATCCAAGCAGCGCAGATCAAAGGCTGATAAATTATATTCATAAATACAGTGATTTTATACTATGCTAATTCTGTCTAAGATTCGTTGGCGTAATTTTCTCTCTACAGGCAACACTTTCACGGAAGTGGATTTGTTGCGACACAACACAACCCTAATCACAGGTGAGAACGGTGCAGGCAAGACAACAATGCTTGACGCTCTCACCTTTGTGCTTTTTGGAAAAGCATACCGAAACATCAATATTCCACAGTTAACAAACTCTATCAATGAGAAGGATTGCCTTGTGGAGATTTGGTTTACGGTTGGTGGATATGAATACCATGTTCGTCGGGGACTTGCACCCAAGATCTTTGAGATATTCAAGGACGGCAAGTTGGTGGATGTCTGTGCAAATTCCAAGGATTACCAAAAGGTTCTTGAAGAACAGATTCTGAAGTTTAATCAGAAGTCCTTTTGCCAAGTTGTTATTCTTGGTTCCACAAACTATGTGCCGTTCATGCGCCTTACGGCTGCGGATAGGCGTTCCATTGTGGAATCGCTGTTGGATATCTCCATCTTCTCAACAATGAATGTGTTGCTCAAGGAGCGTCAGGTCACAATAAAAGAAAAGATGCGTGAGATCGACAACGGATTAGGTTTGATTCGTGAAAAGATTGATATGCAGACCAAGTTTATAACTAATCTAAAGTCCCGCAGCGACGGTCTTGTGACAGACAAACAAGCCGCTATTCTTGTTACCGAGACAGAAGTAAACGAACTATTAGGACAAACCGACAGTCTACAGGCAGAAGTAAAGGATTTACTTTACTCTGCGGAAACGAAGAAAATAAACGATGAAAAGACTATTAGCAGACTAAATACTCTCTACAACCAAATTAAAAATAATGTTAGATCCTTGACAAATGAAATCATCTTCTATGAGAAGAATGATGTTTGTCCCTCTTGCCATCAAGGAATCTGTGCTGAACACAAGACTAAAGAAGTCAGCAGTAAGCAGATAAAACTCCAAGAAATGCAAGGGGCTATTGATGAAATCAACATCAAAATCACAGAGACTCAAAATGATCTCTATGAAACAAAGATGGACTTTGCAAGAATACAAGAAAAGCAGGGAAAGATTAATACTCTTCTTGCTTCCAGAGTTGCCTCAGAAAAGCACATCAAACAACTCCAATCAGAAATCAAGCGAATCCAAGAAGACCGTTCCGACGAATCAACGGAAAGCGAAAAACTCTTCAAGTTCAAGACTATGGAGAGTGATATCTCTTGTAACAAGACGGATACAAACGAGACTTCGGCGGTTTATGCAGCCGCTACGCTTCTTTTGAAGGATACAGGTATCAAGAAGAAGATCATTTCACATTATCTTCCTATTATTAACAAAACAATCAATGCATATCTTACCCGCATGAATTTCTTTGTTAGTTTTGAATTAAATGATAACTTTGAGGAAAAAATAAAGTCACGACATCGTGATGATTTTACCTATGAGAGTTTTTCCGAGGGAGAAAAACGAAGAATTGACTTGGCTCTGCTGTTTGCATGGAGATCAATTGCACAACAAAAGAACTCTGTGAACTGTAATCTTTTGGTTCTTGACGAGATTTTAGATGGATCGTTGGATGATAGTGCAACAGATGCCTTTTTGGATATACTTAAAAGCATAGATAGTTCGGTGAGAGTATTTGTGATATCTCATAAAAATCCAGAATCAATGGGGGATAAGTTCAAGAATCGTATGGTGTTTAAAAAGAAAAATAACTTTTCGACGCTTTCCGATTACACGAACTAATCTTGTCAAAGGAGGGTGTGTGTATGAATTACGCCACAGATCCTTGGTATGAGGACAGGAGAAATCGGGTGATTAAAGCCGTTTCTTTGGGTAGACCCCTCAAAGGCAAAAAAGAGATTAGAAAATCTCCTTCCGAAAAATATAAATTAGAACTCACACCTTATGCTGTAAACGGTATGCGTTGTCCGTTTTATTCTGTGGTGGAAATCGTTAGAATATCTGACGGCGAAAGAATGGGAAAGATTATTCGTAACGAGGCGGATTTTCCTTTTCTGTTTATCGAAGAACAAGACGGCAAGGATTATCTTGTATGTGCCGAGGATTATCAAGGGTTCACATTAGTAAATATTACTGATGGGAAAAAATACGATTTTATTCCAGAAAAGTCAAAGCGGGAACTTGCCCTACAGATAACAGATTTTTATATTTCTCCAAACAAAAAATGTATCGCCATAGAAGGGTTTTGTAAATCAAAGCCAAGTGATTTTATTGATTCTGACGAGATACATTTTTATAAGATAAAGGATTTAACAAAACTTCCGTATCAAGAGGTTGACATTCGTATAACCTTCGCCTATGATAAGGTGATCGGTTGGGAAAACAACGAGAGGTTTATCATAAGCCGTATCGAAGATTACATAATGCCTTCAGGAGTTTGCTTGGATGATGTAAAAAATGAAAAAGAAAGATTAGACCTGTTAACTGTGGGTAATATAAAGAAACAAACTGCTTATTATGCATATTCTCCAAAAACAGGGGAAATGCAAAAAGTATTTTCTGAATGGAGATAAAAGTGAAACCAGAAGATTTTGATGCTCTTTGTTATTTTAACAATTTGCTTGATCGTGGTCTTGCAGAAATAATTTCTGAAGATAAAACTAAAGTTGATATTGGTCGTTGGCTCAAATCCACAAATGCAAGCAAGACGGTTGCAGAGGACACAGAGGAAACTCTTGTTCGAACCCGTTCAGAGTTGCAAGTTGCTGTGGACGATCCTAAATCGGATCAGCGGGAGGGGTATTCTTATCTCTCTAAGCCTAAACTAAATCGTTATCATAAGTTTATTTGTGATGCACACGATGATGCAACGAAATATATTGATACAAAGTATCCCAAGAAGATCCGCCGCAAGAAGCCTGTTGATCCTGCTAAAGCCGTAAAGAATCTTAAATATAAAGAAAAAGATGATGACTTTGGTTTGACTTCTATTCCTTCCCGTGATATACTTGGTGCAGACATCATAACAGTCTTTAATACAAAGACCCGTACCCTTACCGTTTATTATGCCAAAGAAGGTGGTTTGGGAGTAAAGGGGTCTACTATTCTGAACTTCTCGGAGAAGTCTCAGGCAAAAAGGCTAAGAAAGCCAAAGGAAACTCTTGTTCATTTTGTTAGTGTAGGATTTGCTTTGGTTCAGCGCAAGTTTGATGATATTCGGGCAAAGCCTTCAATGCCTAATGGCAGAATGAATCCCCATACAGTTTTGTTGTGGGGACATAAGAAAATGTCTAAATGATTCTTATTGACAACACACAACTTCTTCTTTCTACAATTTTTGCACAGGTCAAGGATATTTCCACTATTGATGAGGAAATGGTACGCCATATTGCTCTTAATACCTACCGTATGTACCGAACCAAGTTCAAGGGCAAGTATGGTGAGATCGTCTTGTGTCAAGATGCAAACTCTTGGCGCAAAGAAGTGTTTCCACACTACAAGGCTAATCGCAAGAAGGATCGGGAAGGAAGCGAAGCCAAGTGGGATCGTGCCTTGAGCATAATGAGCAAGATTCGTGACGAGGTACGGGATAATTTTCCGTATAAGCATATGCGAATCAGTCGTTGTGAAGCAGATGATGTGATTGGTGTGCTTGCAAAGCACTTTCATAAGCGTGAACCCATTATCATTGTCTCCTCGGACAAGGATTTTGCTCAGTTGCAGCAATATCCTGGAGTTGAACAGTATTCTCCGACCACAAAGAACAAGGTGGTCTACAAAGATCCTATTGCCACTCTGAACGAACACATTATTCGTGGTGATTCGGGAGATGGTGTTCCTAATGTTCTTTCAGAAGACGATTGTTTTATTGTTGATGGTAAGCGACAGAAGCCTATTACGGCAAAAAGATTGGCTGAACTACAAGAATCACTTGGTTCGGATAATCTGTTCTTTAACGAAACTATTCGCAAGAATTGGGAACGAAACAAGACTCTTATTGATCTTTCAAAAATTCCTCCAGATGTGGAGGCTGAGATCATAAATAAGTGGGAACAACCACACGACTCTTCACGCTCCAAACTGATAAACTACTTTATGGAACACCGATTGAAGAATCTGATGGAGTGTATAGATGAGTTTTAATCGAAAGGATAGAGATGTGAGATGAGCAGAGATAGACGAAGCAACCGTAATGGATATGACGATAACCGTGATGCCCGTAGAGCAGCAAAACACGCTGACAAGAAACATGGGCGAAGTGATTTTAAACACAATATCAAGAATGCTCTTGCATCCAATAATATTGAAGATTGTGAAGAACTTTACAAAGACCATGAAACACAAAATAGGAGACAACCCTAATGCCAACTGTGGAAACCAATACTATGATTCTCTCTAAGAAAACCCACGAAATCCTTAAGAACTTTGCATCAATCAATCCAAGTATTTGTATTACTGAGGGAAACAAGATTGTCACCCTTTCGCAAACAAAAAACATCATGGCAGAAGCCGAAGTAGCCGAGCAGTTTGACCATACTGTTCGTATACACGATCTTAATCGGTTTCTCTCTTCGCTGTCCCTTATTCAGAGTCCTGAACTTGCATTTACTGATGACAATGTTGTAATTAGTGGAAGCAGTGGAAGCAAGATTAAGTGGATTCTTTCTGATCCTGCAATTGTTCAGCCTGTTACAAAGAAACTCTCCATGCCGGCTGTGGTAGCCAAGTTGGAGATTAGTGGTCAACGAATCTCTGAACTCCTTAAGGCTTCAGCAGTAATGCAGTTGCCGAATCTAAAGATCAAGTCAAAGGGAGAAGACACAGCAGTTGCCATCTTGTATGACAAGAGCGATCCTTCTTCTAATGAATACACAGTAGAATTGCAGGCAGATTACGATCAGCCTTTCTCTGTATCGTTCAAGGTCGAGACTTTAAAGTTGATTCCTGGAGATTATGTTCTTGAGATTTCCAAGAACATTGTTTCCCGCTTCACTCACAAGACTGAAGATTTGAAGTATTTCATCGCTATGGATTATAAGACTGGCGACGAAAAGGAGTAAGAAATGACCGCATCTCATCTTCAGAATTTGCTTTGGGTTGAAAAATATCGACCCAAGCGGGTTCAAGATTGTGTACTACCGTCAGGAATCAAGAAGACATTTCAAGAGATGGTTGACAAAGGGGAGATTCATAACCTCCTCCTGTCGGGTACGGCAGGAACAGGCAAGACCACCATTGCAAAGGCTCTTTGTGATGAATTGGGTTGCGATTTCATGCTTATCAACTGCTCTGAGGATGGAAACATTGATACCCTGCGAACAAAGATTCGCAATTTTGCCTCCACGGTTTCGTTGGCTGGTGGCAAAAAGGTTGTGATTCTTGACGAGTTTGACTACTCTAATGCTCAATCCACCCAACCCGCTCTGCGTGGATTCATTGAGGAGTTTGCTGCAAACTGTCGGTTTATCCTGACTTGCAATTTTAAGAATAGGATTATCGAACCTCTGCATTCCCGATGCACAACGATTGAGTTTTCTATTCCTGCAAAGGAAAAGCCAAAGTTGGCTGGACAGTTCATGGATCGTGTAAAAGGAATTCTTCAAGAAGAGCAGATTAAGTACGATGAGAAGGTGGTTGCCGAACTCATCATGCGCTATTTCCCTGACTTCCGCAAGGTTCTAAACGAACTACAGAGGTATTCGGTGAGTGGTGAGATTGATGTGGGTATTCTACAGGTCTTGGGTGAAATCAAGACGAAAGAACTTGTGGGCTTTATGAAGGAGAAGAACTTTAACGAGGTTCGCAAGTGGGTTGTTCAAAACTTGGACAACGATCAGACCCGTATTTTCCGTCAAATTTATGATAATCTCTATGGGTATTTTCAATCACAATCCATTCCACAGGCTGTTCTGATTCTGTCAGACTACCAATACAAGGCGGCATTTGTTGCTGATCCCGAGATCAATCTCACGGCTTGTCTTGTCCATCTGATGATGGAGTGTGAGTTTCAATGAAACTGAAATTGGGAGATATTCTTAACTCCATCAATACAGGCAAGGAACCGATAATCAATCGGGATAATGAGCGGGAATATGTTCCCTATATCATAGCCCGATGTTTGTCAAATTTTCCTGACACAATATTTTATGCAAATGAATTGAATTCAAAAATGGTTATAGATCGAAAGATGCACTATGATTATCTTTTTGGTTCTGTGCGAAAGCGCAAGCGGTTTTCTCCTTGGCAGAAAAAGGAAGAATCAAAGAGTACAGAAGCAGTTGCATGGTTTTATGAAATATCCCGTCGCCGTGCAGAAGAATATTTACAAATTCTAACTCCCGAAGACAGCGGTAAAATATTACAAGAATATGAAACCGCCCACGGAGAGTAATACAACCTCATTCTGATGTTTAGACCCCCCTTATTACATACATAAGAGTTGGGGAAACAAACACCAGAATGAGGTTGTACGCATGAGTGATAAAGAAGAAAAATATATTGATATTGATATTAAAGATTTACTTGAAGTAGAATTAGTAACTGCCGAAAACTTTCTTAAGGTAAAAGAAACCCTGACCCGTATCGGGGTTTGTTCCAATAAAGATAAGAAACTGTGGCAGTCTTGCCATATCCTGCACAAGCGTGGCAAGTATTATGTTACCCATTTCAAGGAACTGTTTGCCCTTGACGGTTTGCCTACGAACTTGGGTGAAGAGGACATTGCCCGCCGAAACAAGATTGGCTTGCTTTTACAGGAGTGGGGCTTGCTCAAGATAGTGGATCCCACAAAGGCTGATCCTGCTTGTGAGATCAACCAAATCAAGATTCTTGCTCACTCCGAGAAGAAGGAGTGGACTCTAGAGCCAAAGTATCATATTGGTAAGGACAAAGGAAAGAGATAAATATATACTTATATGTCAAAACTGAGTGTTACAAAACGCCAATGCTCATCTGTAGATGGCATACATATAGATGCTGACAAAGGAAAGAGATAACTCTAGCACATTGAGGTTTATATTATGATACCGAAGATTATCCATCAGTTTTGGGTAGGCCCTAAGCCACCTCCAATGAATCTCATCCAAACTTGGAAAGATGCACATCCCACTTGGGAGCATATTCTATGGACAGAAGAGATGCTCCATGAATACTTCCCAAATGGGCTGTATAATCAGAAGCACTACGATTATATGCCTGAGTGGAATGGCAAATGCGACATTGCCCGTTGGGAAATCCTTGAGCGTTTTGGTGGATTCTTTCTAGATGCAGATGCCGTTTGTGTGAATCCGCTGGATGATTATCTTCTACAGAATGATTCCTTTGCCTGCTATGAGAACGAGTTGGTTCGCCCTGGTCTTATAGCCGCAGGATATCTTGGAGTTTGCAAGAATAATAGTCTTATCAAGATACTTGTCAACGATCTCCATGCAAAGGATCACACCAAAATTTGGGAAGGTGGAAAGAGTGCATGGAAAACGGTAGGCCCTGTGTTCTTGACCGAAACCGTACACAAGTACAAATATTCAAATCTTGCTGTCTATCCTAGTTTCTATTTCATCCCCCGTCACTATACAGGAATGGAATACACAGGTGGAGCAAAGATTTACGCCAGACAGTTGTGGGGCAGCACTCCAGGATCAGGATACGAATATGGAAGTTGATCTAAGAAAGATCAAGACAATCTGTATATCCATGCAGAAATCCACCCTTCGGAGAGATGGAATCAAAAGGCTTCTCGGGGGATTGGGATATGAGCGTTGGACTTTCTTCGATGGAGTTGAGTCAAAAGATCCAGTTGTAGGTTGTGCTCTTTCCCACATTGGCGTACTGACTTCACATGATTTCTCGGAACCCTTGTTGGTCTTGGAAGACGATGTGCAGACTACTGGGGCATATTCCAATGAAGTCTCTGTTCCAAACGATGCCGATGCTCTGTATCTTGGATACAGTTGGTGGGCATGGGATGGGGAGAGGGCAAAGCAGTCCGTTATGCCTTCTGCCACATCTATCAGCAAGCAAGGCGATCTGTACCGTATCAAGAGGATGACATCTGCTCATGCAGTGTTGTATTTGACGAAGGAATACGGTATGGCGGCTAGAGATTCAATGAAGAGTTATTTGGAAAATCCTTCAGGGAATAGGCACTGTGATGTAGCCTTGGCTATGTTGCAGGAACAGTACAATGTACTAGCCACACCAAAGCACTATTTCTTTCAAGTATGCGAACGCAATACCTTTTGGACGAACAAGAGCATAGCATGATTACTTTCTACAACATAGGTAACTACGGTCGATTTGGAAACCAACTCTTTCAATATGCTGTTCTTTTCGGATTGCACAAGAAGAATGGTTACGATTTCTGCATACCAAAAAGCCCTAAATGCACATTAGGAGATGTGTTCGATGGGATTCGTTTTGGCGAACCAAGTGACATCAAGCAGAGAATAGGAGAACCGGGGGGAGCGGCTACAGTATATCTTGAAGACATTGACAAGATACCTGATGGTACGGATCTTGTTGGGTATTTCCAATCACCGAAATATTTTTCTCATTGTGCTGATTCTTTGCGGGAACACTTAAGAATCAAGGGAGAGTTTGTGCAGAAGGCAAAAGAGTTTGTACAAATCCATGAAGGATTGGGATTTATCCATGTACGGAGAGGTGATTATCTCAATTTTTCACATTGCCATCCTCCTGTTACAGTCGAATATATAAAGAGAGCGGTAGAGGTTTCCAAGGCAAAGAAGTTTGTAGTTCTGTCTGATGATATTCCTTGGTGCAAGGAGAATCTTTCATTTCTTGACCCTCTTTATTCACCATTCTCTCAAATGGATTTAGGATATGATTTTGCTCTTATGACAGAGTGTTCTAGCGCAATCGTTGCGAATAGTTCATTGAGTTGGTGGGGGGCATGGTTAGGCAAAGAGAAAGATGTTGTTGCTCCTTCCAAATGGTTTGGAAGCGATCCAACCGTTCCACAACAATGGAATGATGTATATTGTGAAGGGTGGACTGTCATATGAAAGTTGGATTGTTCTATTCAACACAAGGAAATAACAATGGTCCTGGTAAAGTTGTATCAAATCTTGTAAAAGGATTGGAACTCAACGGAATAGAAGTTCTACACAACCAATTGGGAGAGTATAATGGTTGTTTACAAAGTTGGGGAACTCCCATGTCTCAATTGAGCAGAAATACTCTAGTTGGCCCAAATCTTTGTGTGATTCCAACCGAAATGGGATGGATATGGAATAGATTTGAAAATGTAGTAGTTCCGTGCCAATGGGTTATGAATAAATACTCAAATTTTGAATGCGTAAAAAGAGGGACAGCAAAATTGAATATTTGGGCTGTGGGAATAGATACAGATAAATTTTGCCCATCAGAAGAGAAGAAGCAATGGGATGTTCTCCTTTATGTGAAGGGAAGAGAATCCCAGATAAGCACAGTAAAGGAATATTTAGAGAATATTGGATTGCGAGTTGCTATTGTGAGATATGGAAACTATAAAGAAGAAGAGTTTATATCTCTTGTTAGAAAATCAAAATCTTGTGTTCTACTTACAAAAACAGAAAGCCAAGGAATTGCTTATCAAGAGATATTGTCTATGGGTGTTCCTTGTTATGTCTTAGATAAAGATATGTGGGATGATTATGAAGGTTTCTCTTTTCCCGCAACATCAGTTCCATATTTTGATGAGAGGTGTGGGGAAAAGCATAAATCTATGGATGGATTTGTATCATTTTATAGTAAATTAGATAGTTTCAAACCAAGACAGTTTATTGTTGAATCCCTATCATTGATCCAATCTTCTAAAAACTATTTTTCACTATTGAGGGGTATAAATGATTATAGATAAAGTAAAAACCAATTTTTCACAAGCAAATCAAGATTTATTCGTGCTAGAAATTTTAGACTATAAGAAGAACGGTTCTTATCTAGAAATAGGTGCGAACGAACCTATTTCTATTAGTAATACTTATTTGTTAGAAAATGATTTTGGTTGGAATGGATTTTCTATTGAAATAAGACAAGATTTAGTAGAGTTTTTTAAATCAAAGAGAAAAAATAAATGTATATGTGCAGATGCAACAACTGCAAATTATAAGGAAATCCTTGACCAAAATTTCAATGAAAAAAGAATAGATTATTTGAGTGTTGACATTGAACCACCATATAATACTTATATGGCTTTGAGCAAGATACCTTTAGATGAATATAGATTCAATGTCATAACTTTTGAACACGATCTATACACAAGTGGGACTGAATATAAATTCAAAGCAAGACAACTTTTAGAATATTATGGATATAAACTAATAGTAGAAAATGTTAAAAACTCGGGCAATCCTTTCGAAGATTGGTACATAGATCCTAGTTTTATCAAAGAAGAAAAATACTCAAATTTCTTATTTAACAATATGGAATATTCTGATATAATTTCTGTGGGGAGAATATGATGAATTTAGTTAAAGATGAATGGGTGCGAAATCAAAATCAATTATTATCTGTTGGATCAAACATAGAATATTTGTTGCAAGATCAGACAATAATAAGAACAATGTATCAGTCTGATTACTCTCTATTTTCGAAAGAAATAGAGTATTTAAAAACCAATCATCAAATGCGATTAGAAGCACTTTTTGATGCTCCTGTATTGTCTAGCGCAACACTGTATGATTACAAAGGAATCAAACTTTGTCCGAATGACACACATCATCTTTATCATCTGTGTAGATATTTTAGTTCAATTGAAAAACTAAATGAACAATTGGACATTGTTGAATGGGGTGGTGGCTATGGAAATATGGCAAAGGTATTTTCATATTGCTTTTCGGAATATATTGGATCATACACAATATTTGATCTTCCAAAAATGGGAGAGATACAAAAAAACTATTTGAATAGAATGAGTATAGAGGGTGTTGATCTTATTGATAGTACAAAACTAGACTGTATAGAAAAAGCAGAAGATTGTTCTCTTTTTATAAGCACTTGGGCTTTGAGTGAATGCACAACAGACACCATAGATATGGTGTCTGGCTCAAATTTGTTAGACAAAGGCGTTTTGGTTGCACTTCATCAATGTGGAAATCATATACCTTTCTTCAAAGAATCCTCATACTTAAGAGAAATTCTTTTGAAGAAAGGATGTATTGAGAATGATGTGGCAGTAATATCTGGCATAAATTCATACTTAATCAAATGACATTCTTATGTCAGAAACGGTGTTGGTTATTTTGAATGGTTATAGACTGAAACACTCTTTAAGAGAACAAGATGATTATCTAGCAGTAAATATTTAATAATTATAGTGAGTAAACAAAGGAGCCTTGGATGGTTTTGAATAAAAATAGCAGATATCTTATAACTGGCGGTGGTGGATTTCTTGGACAAGAATTGATCGCTCGTCTTCAAAAAGAAAATTGTCACAATATTGTGACAATTTCTAGAAACGAAGGAAAACTCGTATCTCTTAAGGAAAAATTTCCATTTATAGACATTATTCCTGGTGATATCTCAGATCCTTATTGTGCAGAAAAAGCAATACAAGGTGTAGATGCGATTTTTCATCTTGCTGCATTTAAATATGTTGGTCTTGCTGAACATAATGTTCGTGAGTGTGTTCTTGGCAATGTAACAGGAACATTGAATTATCTTGAGTTAACTCGTAAATATCCAATTGAATTTATGTTAGGTATTAGTACCGACAAAGCAGTACAAGTTAATGGTGTTTATGGTGCAACAAAACTTCTTCACGAACGCCTCTTTACGGATTATGAAAGGATAAATCCCAATACAAAATATAGGACAGTTCGGTATGGAAATGTTCTGTATTCGACAGGATCGGTTCTTTGTAAATGGAAAGAGCGTCTTCAAAAGGATGAAGAAGTGATAATCACTGATCCAAAAGCAACTCGCTTCTATTGGACCGTTGGTCAAGCAATAGACCTTATTTTTGATTGTTTGCAAAATGCTAAAGATTCCAAACCATATGTTCCAGAAATGAAATCAATGGCAGTTGGTGATCTTCTTGAAGCAATGATTCGTAAATATCTTCAAAAGGGAAAAACTGCTAAAGTAAAAACAATAGGATTACAACCTGGAGAAAATTTCCATGAGATAATTGTTGAAGGTGGTCTTAATTCTTCCCAAGTTGAGAGATTTACTATCGAAGAAATTATGGAGTTGATATGAGAATAATTCTCATTGGTTATAGTGGAAGCAAAAAGATTCTTTCTACTAGTTCATATTTATTAAAAAAGTATATGCCAAATGAGTTTGATATTTTTTTTCTCAATTACGGCGATTATACTGAAGAGTTGGCTATTGGAACTTATGTTTCATTGGATGATGAACAAAGGGGAGGATCAAATTCTTGGTCAAGATATCTGATTGAATACTTATCTAAACTTACAGATGATATTATTATTTTTGGATTGGATGATTATCTATTAAGCCATCCATTAGATCATAGTTCTTATCTTGATCTTGTGAATCGCATGATTAAAGATTCTTCTATTGGTTGTGCTAAATTGGGAATAAGCCCATCTTATAGAGTTTCTGATTATGATGTTGTTGAAGATCCTGTGTATATGCTCAATGGGCAAGCAAATTATGCAGCAACTACTCAACTTTGCATTTGGCGTAGACATTTGTTGATAGATGTGCTGTCAAAAATCAATAATCCTTGGGAGTTTGAATTAATAGGATCTGATTACATTCAAAAAATGGATGTAAAAGTTATAGGCTCACTAAAGATTCCATTGAAGTACCCAGAACCATCTTCTATTTCTGGAAGACATCCTGGGAAAATTTCAGTTTTAGGAAATCAAGTAGATGATATAGAAAAATGCATTAAATTGGGTTATCTTCAAGAAGAAGATTTGATAATGGGGCAATGGATTGGATCTGTTAAATCGTACTCTGAGTGTAAAACTGATATATATTCATCTCTTGATGAATGCCCATATGGTGAAAAACAATATTATAAAATGCTACTTGATATCTGTTTGAAGTCTGATTAAAATATTCTTTTAAGAGAATATGAGCAATTGGATTATCTTGGTTTCATTAGAAATGATTGGGAGTTGGTAGATCGTTCTTCTTATAGTCGAAGAGTTGAAAATTTTCAAGTGATATGAATGAACCAAAAATATTGATTACTGCTGCTTATGAAGACAATCGTGGATTGTTTTATGAGTCCTTTTCTGAATATTTTATGCAGCAAAACGGAATCAATTGTGCGTTTATTCAAGACAATCACTCAATTTCTAAAAAGAATGTGATTAGAGGTTTACATTATCAGTGGAATGAGCCACAAGATAAACTTGTAAGAGTTTCAAATGGATCAATTATAGATGTGATAGTCGATATTCGATCAACTTCAAAAAACTATGGTAAAGTTTTTTACTATGAACTAAGTTCGTCTAATCGAAAACAACTATGGGTTCCTGCTGGATTTGCTCATGGATTTATTAGTTTAGAAGACAATACTCATGTTCAATACAAAACTTCTAAGAAGTACAACAGCAAGGCTGAAAGCGGAATAAACCCTTTCGATGCTTGGCTAAATATCCAGTGGGGAGCAACAAAGGATTCTCTGATTCTAAGTGAAAGAGATAAGTCTTTGCCTTTATTTCAAGAATACAATACGAATCCTAAATTTTACTTATAAATGTGCTGATATGAAAATTCTATTTGAACTTAGAACCGCAATAAAATCAAAAGATAGCAATATCAATTTTGATGATAGTAGAATTGAACAATATTGCAATGGATTGTATTCATTTTATAATGTCTTTTCCCAAATTAATTCAGAATATAAAGTAAATTGTAAAATTATATTGGTTGACAACACCATATCTTCTATTGATGAGATTCCGAGTAATCTATTGAGTGTTATAGGCAAAGAAACAGAAGTCGTTCTTTTTAAGAAGAACTATTATGGTAAATTTAATAAAGGCGCAGGATTGATAGAAGCATGGAGAGAATGTGATGAGATAATATCTCAATATGATTATTTTTTTCATCACGAACCAAGAATGATATTGAATGATTCTAAATTTATGCAGTCCTTTCTGAGTTCTCCGACAAATATGTTTTCTTTAGAGAAAGAAAACGAACTTGGATATGGAGTTAGGACTGGATATTTTGGATCAAATGT